GCCATCCGGCGACCGTGACCTTCCATCAGGACCGCACGGTGATCGGCGGGTCGCGCGACCTGCCGAACCAGATTTGGATGTCCAAGTCGGCGGACCTGTTCAACTTCGACCTGGGCGAGGGTCTGGACGACGAGGCCATCGAGTTCGCCCTGCTGTCCGATCAGGTCAACGCCTGCAGCGCCGTGTTCTCGGGCCGCCACCTGCAGGTCTTCACCTCGGGTGCGGAATGGATGGTCACGGGCGATCCCCTGACGCCGGCGTCCGTGCAGATCCGCCGCCAGACCCGCATCGGATCGCCCGTGGCCCGCTTCGTGCCGCCGCGCAACGTCGACGGCGCCACCCTGTTCGTGCCGCGCACGGGGCGCGAACTGCGCGAATTCCTGTTCACGGACGTGGAGCAGGCCTATCAGTCGCGCGATCTGGCAACCGTCGCCGAACACCTGATTCACGACCCCGTGGACCAGGACTTCGACGCCCGGCGGCGCAACCTGCACCTGGTCATGGCCGACGGCACCATCGGCACGCTGACCCTTTACCGGGCGGAAGAAATCACCGGTTGGACCCTGTCCGATACCCAGGGCGCCTTCCGCTCCGTCTGCGCCGTGGGCGACATCGTCTATCTTTTGACGGAACGGGCGAGCGGGCACTTCATCGAAGCTTTCGACGACGGGCTGCAGGTCGATTGCGGCCTGCACATGTCGGACGCTGCGCCCAAGACCGAATGGGACGGTCTGGAGCATCTGGAGGGCCGCACGGTGAAGGTCGTCGCCGACGGTTCGGTCCAAAGTGACAGCATGGTCACCGACGGACGGATCACCCTGACTGTCGCGGCGTCGGAGGTGACCGTGGGGCTCGGCTACACCCATGTCATCGAGCCGCTGCCGCCGGCGGTCAACGGCCTGCAAGGGTCCAACCAGGGCGGGCGCCTGCGCATGGTTGCCGCCACCTACCGCCTGAAGGACGCATCGGCGCTGCGCCTGAACACCGGGCGCGGGTTCGTCGATGTGCCGTTCCGCGAATTCGGCAACGATCTTTTGGACGCGCCGCCCGTCGCCTTTTCCGGCGACCGCACGGTGCGCGCCTTCGGCTGGCGGCGGGACGGCACGCAGTCCCTGTGGCGGATCGAGCAGGACACGCCCCTGCCCTTCACCCTGCTGTCCGTGACCGAGGAATTGAATGTCAACGGCTAAGCCACCGCGTTCGAAACCCCAATCATCAGGAGACTTTTTATGGCAGAGCTAGCAGCCCTTGCCGTCAGCACGGGTCTGGCCGCAATCCAGAAGCAGGCCGCCGCGAAACGGCAGGCGGCGCAGGTCGAAACCCAGCGCCGGCAGCAGGTCGCGCAGATCACCCAGCAACAGGAAATCGAAACCAAGCGGCGGCGCGAGCAGTTGCGCCAGGCCCAGGCGGCGCAGCGCGCGCGCTTCGCCGGCGGCGGTATCAACGCCGCCAGCGGATCGGCCTCGAGCCTTTTGTCCGGCCTGGCCCGCCAGGTCGACGAGGCCATCGCCGACAGCGGCAATATCAACAAGCTGCGCATCGACGGCATCAATTCCAGTGCCGCCGCGCAGCGTTCCAGCCTGCTCAGCGCGCCGCGCGAAACTCTGTTCAACGGTTTCCGTGACATCGTAGCCGGCGGAATCAAACAGATGCCCTCGCTGTTCGATGACAAATCAGACAAGCCGAAGAAAGTCCCTTGACGCGGTGCGACGTGCCGTCAGGAGCCGCCTGCCCAAGCTGCTGCGCAAGGCGATGGCCGACTACGCCGCCTTCGCCGCACAGCCCGCCCCCGATGACGCCAAGGGCTTCGCCGGCCATCAGGCCGCCTGCAAGGCGGCGCTGGCGCATCTCGACGCCGGGGCGAAGCTGCTCGCCTGGGCCGAAGGACCAGGGCCATCGGCGGGCGATACGGACGATCTCGCCCGCCTGATCCAGGCGGCGGAGGACGCCGTCGCCACCGCCGATCCGGACAGCATCTGACCGCCCATTCACCCGCACGAAGGAAAGGAGCCCCCGCCATGGGAGGAATCTTCAGTTCGCCCAAACTGCCGCCCGCGCCGCCGCCACCCCCGCCGCCGCCTGACCCGGAAGAAGGCGAGCGCGAACGCCGCCTGGAACGCCTGGAGCGCCAGCGCCGCGGCCGCGCGGGCCTGATCGTCACGTCGCGCCGCGGCCTGCTGGATGAGCGGCCGGACGGCGCCGGGGCCGCGGCCTCCGGCGCCAAGACCAAGCTGGGAGAATGACCATGACGGAAACGACGACCGAAGCCGTGATGGCACGATACCGGCGGGCCCGCGACCGGCGCGCGACCTGGGAGCCCCTGTGGCAGGAATGTTTCGACTTCGCCCTGCCGCAGCGGGAAACGGCATTGGGCCGCACCCAAGGGGCAAGCAGGAAGACCGACCGCCTGTTCGACGGCACGGCCCCCGACGCCGTCGATCAACTGGCCGCCAGCCTGCTGGCGCAGCTCACCCCGCCCTGGGCGCGATGGTTCGGCCTGACGCCGGGCACGAAGGTCGACGAGGCGCGGCGCGCCGGCCTGTCCCAGGAACTGGAAACGGCGGCGCAGACCCTGCAGTCCCATTTCGACCGCTCCAACTTCGCGGTCGAGATGCATCAGTGCTATCTGGATCTGGTCACGGCGGGTACGGCGAGCCTGATGTTCGAAGCCGCCCCGCCGGGAGAGCCCTCGGCGTTTCGCTTTACCGCCGTGCCGCTGAGCCAGGTCGCGTTCGAGGAGGATACCTCCGGCCGTCTGGACACCACCTTCCGGACCAGCCGCCTGACCCGCGCGCAAATCGTCGAGCGCTTTCCCAAGGCCAAACTGCCCGACGCCCTGAAGGCCCGCAAGCCGGGCGACGGGGAAGAGCCGTCGGCGGATATTCTCGAAGCCCTGATCCCCGCCAAGGGCGGCTTCGAGTACATGGCGCTGATCGATCCCGGCGACGGCACGGCGGGCGATCAGTCGGTGACGGTGCTCAAGACCGGACGCTTCGAACGCTCGCCCTTCATCAACTTCCGCTGGCTCAAGGCACCCGGCGAAATCTACGGCCGCTCGCCGGTGATGAAGACCCTGCCCGACATCAAAACCGCCAACAAGGTCGTCGAACTGGTTCTGAAGAACGCGTCCATCGCCGTCACCGGCATCTGGCAGGCGGACGACGACGGCGTGCTGAACCCGGCCAACATTCGCCTGACGCCGGGCACCATCATCCCCAAGGCCGTAGGCTCGGCGGGTCTGAAGCCGTTGGAGGCCCCGGGCCGGTTCGACCTGTCCCAGGTCGTGCTGCAGGATTTGCGGGCGGGCATCCGCCGCGCCCTGCTGGCCGACCGCCTGGGCCAGATCGAGGGGCCGCGCATGACCGCGACGGAAGTCCTGGAGCGGGTCGCCGAAATTTCCCGCCTGCTGGGCGCGACCTATGGACGGCTGCAGTCGGAGCTGCTGACGCCGCTGGTCACACGGGGGCTGTCGATCCTGATCCGTCGCGGCGAGGTACCGGCGCTGCGCATCGACGGCCAAATCATCGACCTGGAATACAAATCGCCGCTCGCCCGTCATCAGGCGCAGCAGGACGTGCAGGCGACCCTGGCGTTCCTCGACGGCCTGGCGCGTTTGGGGCCGCAGGCGTTGGCCATCGTCGATGTTCCGCAGGCGGCGCAGGCCCTCGCCGCCGCCTTCGGCGTGCCGCCGAAAATACTGAAAGCAGCGGACAGCGCCCCAGTAGCGNCGATCTTACCGCCGCCCGATCCGGCCTTGCCGAGCGGTGATGACGGCGGCGAAGACGGTGGTGGCGGGCTCGCGGCACTNGCATCGGCCCTGGGCGCCGCATTGCCGCCGACCCCGCCGACGGGAACCGCCTGATGACCGGCCCTGAAACCGAATGGCCCTGGCGGCCCGAGGACGTCGCCATGCCCCCCGCGGCCGGGACCGCCGTGGCGAACGGCGAGCCGGTCGCGCGGCTGGCCGCCCGCTGTTTTCGCGGTGCCGACGGTGTGGCGCTGCTGGCCTATCTGAAGGCGCTGACCCTGGACCGCGCCCTCGGTCCCGACGCATCCGATCCGGCCCTTCGCCATCTCGAGGGTCAGCGTCACCTGGTCCGCCACCTGTCCCATCTCATCGATCTGGGCCGCGACGGCCCCGATGCCGCCCCCGCCCCGAAAGGAGACGACGCATGACCGATCCCCACATCCTGCCCGCCATGCCTGACACGCTCGAAGACGCGCCACCGCCCATCGACGGTACCGTCCCCGAAATGCCAGCCCCACCGATGGAAGCGGCCGCGCCCGATTACCTGCCGCCCAAGTTCTGGGATGCGGAGGCGGGCCAGGTGCGGGTCGAGGATCTGGCCCGCTCCTACGCCGCGCTGGAACGCCGCCTGGGCGCGGCCGGCGGGGACACGGTGCCCGATGACCCCGCCGGCTACCGGATCGAGCCCGCCATGGAAGGCCTGACCGCCGACACGGAGGTCAATGCCCGGCTGATGGAGGCCGGCTTCACCCAGGCTCAGGCGCAGCT